AAAAACAACTTTACCTTTAACACCAGTTGTATTACCAACTAGAATATAACCGACAATCTCATTAATATAATTGTCAACAGAAACACCATTAAAAGTTGGTTGAACTTTAACATAATTAAAAGTATCATCATATGAAATTTGTCCTGGAAGAACCATTGAGCCTTGTTTAAAGACATGGTCACCAAAGCGTGAGGTTTGATTCTGCAGAATTGTCTGCAGTTGTGTTAGTTCTCTTGCCTGTATTGGATATCCTGGACGAAACAATACTTTGAGGTATTTGTCATCCTCAGAGTAGTCGTCATAATATGGCGATACATTAAAATTAATGGTCATTATAGTTTCTCTATTAAACTTTACTTATTATTTATTTACATCTCTACGATGATTTTAATATCTTCAATCTGGTCGCTGGCACGATTAATTGGGCGACGATTTTCAACGTAGATCACATCACCACTGTATGGTTGAACTTCAGGATTAGTCTTAGTTGCAACAGTACCTGTTGCTGAAGATGTTCCACCAGTAATAGTCTCACTAGTTGCAAATACTGCACCAGTAGCATTTTGAGTGCGTAGTTGAATGTAACGAATTGTTGTCCCACTTACAGAAACAATACGACCAACAGCACCAGATGTTCCACCAGTGATAGTTTCGTCTTGCTGGAATGTACCAGTACCGCTAGAGAAAGTCAACTCTTTAGTTGCCTTTAATGTAGTAGCTGTAGAAACAGTTGTTGTTCCAAAGTTGTACGGATCACGAACTAACATAATACGACGATAATCGTTATCGACTGGGAAGTCACCAGATCCGTCATCATACTCTAAACGCACATTCATCATTACATAGTAACCACCGAGTTCTTCAACTGGGTCTGCACCATGACCACCTTTTGGTGTAATCATTGCAGTTGCAGTTGCTGAAGAACCACCACCACCAGAGATGGCAACAGTTGCGTATGTATAACCAGTACCAGCAGCAGTAATGTTAATTGCAGTAATAGTATTGCTACCTGCATCTCTAACTGCTGTGGCAGTTGCGCCAGTACCATCACCAGTAATAGTAACAGTTGGAGTTGATGAGTAACCAGTACCTGCTGCAGTTACTAAAATATTATTAATAGAACCATCAATTGCAGCGTCTTGAACTAACCACTGATCGTAGTAAGCATCAGTAGATCCAGGGTTGCTTGCCAAAGTCTTAACTGGAATAAAGTCTGTAGAAACAAACTTGATAACATCAGCTGGAGAAATTGTATACATATACTTCCAAACATATCCGTCAGCAGTAGTAATAGCTGAAGTAGAAGTGCCTGTTGGTTTAGTTGTTGAAGCAATAACTGAGTTCGCTGCGTTTCTGTTATCTAAACATTTGTATACATTGTATTCATCAGTAACAACGAAGAAGTTTGCAGCGTATAGATTTGCTGGAGTTGTACCACCACCAGAAGAAATATTTACACCAGCAGTAGTGCCGTTGTAGTCATGACGATAGATGTCGTAATATTGACCAGAAGTCCAGTCACGACGTGGGATAGCGTGTGCTACGTCTGATGATTGAATACGCTTAACAGCGAGCATATCTTGCCAATAGTATAGTTCTTCAGACACTGTGTCAACTGGAGTATCTGGAGAGTTATCGCTTGTCCAACTTTGTGGACGACCAATACCAAGATACATGTTAGTTACAGCAGCCTCTGAGAAACCTTCTTTGAAAGATTGCGCATTGTGAATGCGAAATTTTGAAGTTATAATTGCAGCCATTTTAATTTCCTTTTATGATTAATACAGGGCAGTCCATAAACTGCCGTTATAGAATACTGGGTATGATACACCAGCGTTATTTCTTTTTTGAATTAAATTCAACAGTGTTGACATTTTATTTTTAAATAGCACTGATGTCTTTGATAGTAATTACACCAACCATAACACCATGTACACTACAAATGTATTGATAGTTACCAGTTGTACCTGCAGGTATCTTCCAGTACAATGTACCTGCAACCTGTCCTTGAGCAGAGGATCCTGTAAGCACTGTACCTGTGGTACTCACATGAACTAGACCAGTGTCGTAATTTGTGCCACCGCTGGTTCTGATTAAAAATGGATGCCCTGTTATATTAAGATTAAAAGCAATGGTAGTACCGCTAATAGCGTATATAGTTGGATTATCAGTGGTGTCATACTGATCAAATCTGTATGCACTTGCTCCGTTATTGGTAACATTTAATCGAGTAATTGCAGGTAGATAAATTTCATCTACAGTTAGTGCCGTGCTAGTAGCATCTGTTAATGCTGAAAATGTAGTCACTCCGCTAGTATACTGTGGTATATTTAAAGTGTTGCTACTAAAAGTAGCTGCGCCACTTGATCCAGTAGTTGTTAATGTAATGGGTGTTTGATAATCAGTTCCAGCTGTAGCAGCTGATATTGCAGTACCATTACCTTTTAATACACCAGTAATGCTGGTTGTGATTGTAATAGCTGGTGTTGTAGTACTTGATGCTACAGTTCCTGTAAATCCGTTTGCACTGACAACACTTGCACTAGTAACTGTACCAGTGCTATCAGCAGCTGGAGCAAAGTTAGTTCCGTTAAACTTAAGAATCTGTCCACTAGTTGCTCCGCTTACAGCAATACCAAGGGTAGTGCCGTTACCGATAGCATTATAGATCTCGCTGAAATTGTCATTAATTTTAACACCAGCTGCACGAAGGGTATCACCTGTACCATCGTTCGCTACTGATCCTACTCCAATAATTGATTTTGCCATTTATTTCTCCTGTATTACACCGTATCAAATGTCAACGATGTAGTTTTGTCTAGTGTTGTTGAACTTACATTGTCGAATGTAGATCCACCATTATCTCCATTGTCCATAGTTAGAATTCCTGAATCTAGTTTAATTGTACTAGAATCCATGCTATAAGAAAAGTCTAACTTAATAATATCAATGTACGCTTCTTGCGCAAAATTTGTTCTTCTATTAGGATTATTTATAACATCTGAAATGATAATACTTCCAAAATCCTTAATTTGTGTGTTTGCAAAGGTATTCCAGTAACCTTCGTTTGGAGCATCATAGTCTTGAGACCAAGCGTTTCTATAGACTCCAATAGTCTCTTTTGTTCCAGCTGTATACGGTGGTATGGTAAATTTCCATCTTTCCAACCACGATAAAGTTGGTCCAAGTTGAGCAGATCCAACCGATGGGCTAGATTTTATCTCTAATCTGGCGAAAAATTCAGCTAAAGTTGTAGGACTATCAGAAAGAGTCGCCCACATGATAGATTTATAAGTTTCACCAACTTCTGCACGAAGATCCAATAAATGGACTTCTGTTGGAGTTAACTCTGGTAAATGAAGAACTGGTAAGAATTCTGATGGTGAAGTTAATACTGCTAGATGTGAAGAAAGGAAATCAGTAATAATTATGGTAACTTGTTCTTTATCTAAAGCAGAATTATCCTCATATCCAGGTCGTCTGTAGTTACCAACTGCACGCATCTTCATATCTAAGAATAAACGAATAGTTGCCAATAACTCAGAAACTTCTAATGTTATGCTAGAAGGTGCTTCAACCAATGACTGAACTGTAACTTCACCGAATAGTGCTAGACCGATTGGGTGTAGTAGTTTCTTGACAGCATCACGATATTTATCAATAGACTGACCAACTTTAATAACGTAAGAATACTCTTGATAGAATAAAGAGTCTTGAATTTTCTTTGAAGATTCAGAAACTTTACCATCAGCATTAATAAACTTACCAAGAGTTCGACTAACTGCACCAATAACACCTGTGGCTTCAGCATGATTGCCAGATCCAGAAACAATTTTAGCGATAGCACCAGAACTATTTGTTATAGTCTGATTTGTCTGAAACTCTCCAGAATTTTCATTTACAAATGGGTTTCCATCTTCTGATAATAGATATCCAGTTGAATTTTCTAACTGAATGATAATTCTATCTGAAGTTGGATATAATGTAATTAAATTTCTGCTGGTATCGTAAGAGTAAATAGTTCCATTTGGTACTTGTTGACTCTCAAGAACCATCTTATCGCCAGACTCAAGTAGCAATTCACTATCAACATCTGTTTCTAAAGACATTGTCTGTGTTAGTACTGTTATCGCATCACCAACTGTAAATGCTCCAGTTATATCTTTAACAACAATATTGTATGGGAATACTGCAATTGGAGCAGTCTCATATCTTACACCTGGATTTGTAATACCAACTCTGGTAACTCTACCGATACCATTACCAACTGCAATAAGTTTTGCTCCAGTGCCACCAGTGGAGGAAACAATAGGAAGTTTCTTATAATAGTATCCACCAGTTAAAAGAGAAACTGCTTTAATACCACCTGTGGTAGCATTTTCTAAGTCAAAATGATCTCTATCTTCACTGAGTAATTTAGAACCATCTTCCATAAGAATAGAATCAACATCAATATCAGTAATAACAGCTTTGGCTGTAATTAAAGAATTTCCTTGATCTCCAGCATCAGTATTATCAAATGTTAATTCTGTGCCAATGCTATATCCAGATCCAGGTGTATCAATAATAATCTGATCAATAGATCCGTAACCAATATTGGTTACTTCAATTTGAGCATCTGTGCCAGTACCAGAAATTAAATCAATTGGATCACCTACTCTGTAGTATGAACCATTATTGTTAATTTCAAAGTCGGTAATAACTGATAAAATATCAAGTGTTATTGCAGTATTATTAGTATTGTCTAATCCTGTTATAGCATCTGTTGTATTAAATGTTCCAACAATACTTTTTTCATTCAATGTCAATTCTGCAATTGTATCAGCACCAATTTGAAATTTAATGACTGATTCTACGCTGGCACGACTTATACCTTGACTAATTGTTTGACCGATTAAATTAAAAGAATTTCCACTGGTTTCAATACAACGAATAATAACTGCCTGATCCCACTTACCATCTGACAAACGAAGCATGTCGACTTTAGGGAAATATAATTGTGGAGTTTCATTAAACAGAATTCTGAATAAGAATTCGTAAGACTTTGTTGTACCCTTTGAACGATACAATTCGTGTATCTGTTTTGCAAGGTAGCGTTTATCCGATAACGTAGAAAGTGGAACGTGCAACAATACTTCATTTCTAAAGTACTGAATAAAACTGTCAATAGTATCATCAATATCTCGTGTACTTTCGAGATTTCTTTTTTCAGTTTGTTCTAGAAACTCATAGTATGCTTCTAAAAATGCAATGAACTGAGTATTGTCCTCACGAATAAATTCGGGGACTTGTCTAGATACAACTGATGATACTTTTGCTTTTACGAGTGCCATTATTAGCTACGACTTGAAGTGAAGATATAATTAGATCCGCCAGAGGTCTCGCCAGAGGCAACTTTGTCGACAACAGCATTTACAACGATTTGTTCTTCAGCAATTAAAGCCAACTGACTTCTAACTGAAACTACATCGTTTGATGATGGTTTAATAGTGATAGTAATTTCATTATTTGTTGCAGATGTAATATTAATATCATTTAGTGTGATTCGACCAGTCACGTAATTGACTGTGCCTAAAGTAGAATTTATGTATCTCTTGGTACCAGCACCAACGAAGTAATACAAACGAATATTTCCAACACCATCATCTTCAAAAAAGAATGTTTCGCTGGATCCGTCAATAGTAAAGGCATCTGAAATCACTGAACCTTCAGGAACACCTTCTGTGTAAATTGGATTATCAATACTAATAACATAAGAAGTTCTAGTATTAAAAGTTGGAGTAAATGATCTTTTTAGAACAATCGTAGTAATGTTGCTTAAAATAGATTCTTCTGATGCATCAATTAGACGAGACAGTTTTGAGAATCTAAACATTCCATCAAAACGATTAAGATCTGTATCATTATAATTTATAATAGTGTCACGAACTAAAGTCTTTAGCAATTCTTCAGATCTATTGGTTTGCTGAGGATTATAGTAAATTGTTACATTTGGAACAATGTAAAGATACTGAGCATCAACAACTTCTGGAATAATTGATACCACATTCTTGCCTTTAAGAATTGTAGTTTTAATTAGTTCTTTAGTGGCATTAGATAATGTTTCACCTGACAGTGGTTTGATAGCAATGAATGCTTTACCATAAACTGGAGGATTATTATCTTCGCCACCCCAAACATTGATTGAGTCGATGTTTGAAAATAATTGTGGAAGAATAACTTTGTAATCTTCTGCGGTAACTGCACGATTTTGTGCAGAGTAATTTCTTGGAGCATTAAAACGAATAGAATCGATATCTTCAATATCTTGTCCACCTTGTGCAGCAGTAACTGTATTAACTGAAACAGTACCACCACCGATACCTGTTCCGTCAAAAGTAAACACACGTGCACCATTGGCTGCAGTTTTATCTGTAACAAAGTAGTTAAACAATACAACATTACCAGCGGAAGGTTTATAACCTACGATACCATCACCAAAATATACTTCAAATAATTCGTCATCGATTTCTTTCAAAAAGAAAGCACGAGTTGTTGGACCAACTTCAGTTATATTATTTGCAAATGTATAAGATGTGTATGAAGATGATCCTGCGATCTCTTGAACACGAACAGATAGTGTAGAAATATCAATATCTGAATTTGGAATAATAAAACGAGTTCCATTAGCAACTGTGTAAGTATATGTTAGTGGAGTGCCCTGTGTTAAAGTAACATTCGGAAAAATATAAGCACCAGAAGCATTTGGAATAATTGTAGTTGCTTGAGTAGTGTAAAATGTATATGTAACTGTATCAACAACAGAAGAAAATGCGCTGTTGGCTGGTAAAGTTAAAGAAGATGGGTTACCAGTTGGAGCAGATACTGTAATGTTTACTGTGGCAGTCGGAGCACGAGAAGATCTTGGAAGATAACCCAACATCTTAGCCAAAGAAACTACGCTGGATCTCTTACGAGCAGAGTCCAAGAACATCTCATTTACAGCAAGGTTTGTGTAAAGAGAATGATAGTGAGTATTGTATGCCAAAACATCCAACAATACAGACATACCTGAACCTTCAAAATCGTAGTCCGAAAACTCATTCTGTCCCTGTAAGAATGTCTTTAGATTAGATTTGATCTGGTCGAAATCTAATTCAGAGACGCTTATTTTTTTATTTTCCATTTATCGAGTTCTCTCTAAGGTTAAATCTAGAGTTAGAGGTTGTTGTGTGTTAACTATCTTAAACGTGATAGTAACATACAATGAATTTTCATCTGGACTGCTAAGAACATTAACATCCAATAAGTCTACTCTTGGTTCAAAGTTATTGACCACATCAACAATCGCTCTCTGTAGAGTGATGTTTAACATCGGTGATGCTGGTTCGAATAATAATGCGTTAATTGGCGAGCCGATTTCACTATGAAATGGTCGCTCAAAGTTTCTAGTTAGAATTAGATTTTTAAGGGAAGTTTTAATTGCATTTTCATCGTATCTACGTGCAATGTCCTTAGTCACTGGGTGAGCAGTGAAAT